GAGCAGTACCGACTACGGCGGGATTCAGGTGCGAGCGAGCACCCACCTGTACCTGGAAGACGGACGGGTCCCCATCAAGTTCCAGCGCGTCATGCAGCGGTGTGCTCACCGGGGCGCGTTCCTGTTCGACTCCTCGCTGGAGGAGAGCATCTACGGCAGCGGTGGCGGCGACTGGGCCGACGGCGGCGGCTACCTCTCCGGCTTCACGCCCGTCGAGAACGGCGCGGACTACCGGAACTGGGAGGTCGAACCCGTCGGCAGCGCCCAGGGACGGCCCGCCGGAGCGCAGCCCGGCGTGATTCGGTGGACCACCGAGGTCTACCTGGAGTGTGAGGGGACCAACTACGCGGACCTGTCCGGCGTCGGCCAGGGCCTCGCTGACCCCTACACCCTCGTAGAGCACGAGGAACCGCCACGGGAACCCGAAGAAGCGCAGCAGGAGTGGTGGGAAGTGACGTTCAACCAGTCGCGGAACAGCTACGAAATACACCCACCGGGACGGACCGCCTCGAAGGACCGAGCGAAGGAACTCCACGGGAAGGACGTGTATATGAACGGCCTCAAAATCGGGACAATCACCACCGACGGACGGGTGTGGCTCAAGAAGGAGTACGCGAACGGCGACACCTACCGAGGCGACCACTCGAAGCAGTCCATAACGTCGAAGACCGCCGCCTCACCGCAGTCTATCCGAGGGACGACCGACAACCCCGGGAAGATGGCGAAGGTGGACGAGTCGCCGTCTGCGGTCCACCTGGCGACGGCGCAGTCCCGGCCCGACGACTTCGACCCCGTGGACCCCGACGAGGTGGAGATAGAGCGCGAGGTCGTCCCCGGCGCACCGGGCGGCGTCGTCCACCTGCTCTCCCTGCCGGACGACCCCGACGACGCGACGCGCCAGGAGTGCCGCCAGGACCAGGAGATTAGAAGCCACCTCGGCTACTCCGACCCGCCGTATGAGCACGTCTACGCCGAGATGTGGAAGTGGCCCGGCTTCCGCTCTATCGCGGAGCACGGCCTGATTCGGACGCCCGAGGGCGACCGGAACCCACAGCAGGAGGGCCTGGACAGCTTCGGAGGTGACGACGAGTGAGCGCCCCTGCCTCGGGTCCGGTCCCGCCGGGCCTCTCCGTCGAAGGCGACGGCGAGGAGCTACCCACGTCGCCCGGCGTGAAGCGCCCGATTCGACAGCACTACGCCGACCGCTTCACGGTGGACCTGGACGACCACGGCGACCTGCACAGCCGGGCCTTTCGGGCCTGGTACTACCTCCAGCGCGTCGCTGACGCCGTGGACGTTCATGTCTCCTCGTCCGGGGGCGGCCTGCACTTCGTCGCGTACCTGGAGGCGACCATGCCGTTCCACAAGAAGGTGGAACACCGCCGGACGGCGGGCGACGACCCGCGCCGGGTAGACATGGAGATACAGCGGTGGCACGCCGGCCTCCAGGTGGACGTGATTTTCCAGCAGAAGGACGGCCAGCCCGGCGAGGGCGTGAAGGTGAAGGACCGCCGGTTCCGCGACGTGTGGGACGCTCTGGACGCGATAGACGCCCACAACGCCAACGACTACGACCGCATGAAGCGCCTGGCGAACGAGGGCCACCGCGCCGCTCCCGACCTCGCCCGGAGGGCCGACCTGTGAAGCGCGTTCGTGTCACCTGCTCGGTGTGCGGCGCGGAGGTCGGGAAGGGACCCGGCGGCCTCGGCCTCTACAGCCACGCCTCGAAGCACCGCCGGGAGTACCGCGAGCAGTACGGAGCGTGGCCGGCGGACTACCAGCAGGTCCGCGACCGCCTCGGGACGACGCACGCCGCCCACGACGACGAGCAGGCGACCTTCCCGTGGGGCGAGGCGTGACCGACACGACGCCGCGCTGCGTGGAGTGCGGGACGGTCTACTGTATGTACCGGGAGGAGGCCGCCGAGTGGGTCTGCTCGGCGTGCTGGACGGACCGGCACGAGGTGTCCGACCGCTGGCCGGCCTAATCTCCGGTTGCTCTCACAGGCTCACAGACGGCGCGTGAGCGGTTCCGTGTTCTCCGAGTGGTATGGGTCGCGTAGAAGGAAAGTCTGCGAGCGGCGGCTACGTGGCGGCCTGCTCGTCGTCGCTCTCGTCGTCGCTCTCGTCGGCGGTCGCCTCGGGTCGGCCACCGCCCCGGTAGAAGTCGCCCTGCGGCGGCACCATGTCGTTCACTCGGAGCACCCGGCGGTTCACCTCCGACCGCTCCGTGTTCTCGTTCACGGCCTTCACGATGCCGTCGTGGCCGTCCACGGCGGGCGAACCGAACAGCGCCCGGTCGTGGACGTTCACGGCCTGGTACGTCTTCCAGGCGAACGCGGCGGTCGTCGTCGTCGCCGCCGCCGAGACGAGCACGGCGAGCGGTAGAACGAACTGCGAGAGCAGCGTAGCAGCGGCGCTCAGCCGAAGCTCACCCCCTTGCCCGCCGTGAGGCCACCCGTCGGCGGCGGCCCGGACGCCGGAACGTCCGTCGTGAACTCAAGTTCCGCGTAGGTGTCGGTGGCGCTCATGTCCGGGTTGCCCGCCGACTCGTACCACACGTAGTCGTACTCGGGGTTCGACTCGTCGTAGGCCGAGGCTTCGGCGGTCAGGATGAACGTGGTGTAGGTCTGCTTGAGCAGGTACATCTCGAAGTTGCCCTGCTCGTCCACCGGACCGGCCACCGAGAAGTCGTCCAGCGCGGTGATGTAGATGCCGTTCTGGATAGGTTCGCCGGTGTCGGCGTCTATCACCTTCCCCGATACCTTGCGGAAGTAGGCCGTGGGGATGATGGTGCCGAGGCCGAGCACCCGGTCGAACTCCTCGGTCGCGTGGACCGGCGACGTGTAGGGGCCGAGGAACCACGTTGTTTCACTCGCCGTGTCGCTCGTCACCGCCTGCCCGCCCCATCCCGAGGCGTTTCCGGGGGTGTGCTGGTAGTCGGGGTAGGCGTCGGGCTGGAACGGATCGGTCCCGACCTGGGGCGTGGACCCTCCGACCTTCCCGCCGCCGACGCCGGTTGCCGTCACGGCGTCGAAGTCCTGGCCCGTGCTCGTCGTCGGCGCAGGGGCCGCCGGTCGGACGACCACCACCGAGGAGAAGGCAACCGTGGTGGTGACGGGTGAGACGGTTTCTCCGACGGTGCCGGTGTCTGCCGCCGCCGTGTCGCCCGAGAGGTTCGCCGTTGTGCTGTAGGTTGCCATCGTGTTCTACCTCACTCGTACCGGAGGGCCGCGCCAATGGCGTTCGTGCGGCCTGCTCCCGACTGGACGAAGCCCCGGTAGTCGTTACCGCCCTCGGTGATTGTGTCGCCGTGAGCGACGCCCTGGCCCGGCTGGTTCGGGATGGCGTCTCCGATGAACCCCACCGGGGACTTCGGACGGGGGAGGTAGTTTTTCTGGTTGGCCGACGTGAACCGCCCGATGCCTGCGTTCCGGTAGACCGTCGGACGGCGGAAGAAGAACGTGTCGTCGTTCGCGTCGGGGTTGAGAACGCCCCACTTCCCCGGCTGGACGCACCCACGGTTGCAGCCGACGGCCCCGTGCTCGGTGTCCTGCGAGATGGAGTAGGTGCGGAAGCCGTAGGACGCGACGACGTTCATCTGCGAGGAGTTGTCCTGGCCGGAGTCGTTGTACGTGATTACGACCGGGATTTCCCCGTCGTCGTAGAACTTCGAGTCCATCCACTCGTAGTTGTAGCACGACGCGATGCCGTTCGTCCCGTCGGTCGTGTTCCAGGCCGCGATGGTGAGGCCGTCGGCCCGAGCGGAGGCGAAGTACGTTGCCGAGAAGCTTCGGGCGTCGGTCCGGCTTGCCATCGTGGACTGTCGGACCATCGCACCGCGACCAGCGCGGAGGCTGGCTTTCTGTAGTTCGTCCGTCCGCTCCTCGCCGTATTTGGTCCCCAGCACCTGGTCCCAACCGGGGTCGAAGTGAACGAACGACGTAGAGGCCGGGTTGACCTCCGTTTCCCGCCAGTAGTCCCGGTCCCGAATCGTGTCGGTCAGGCCGGCGGGCCGGTGGGCGTTCGCGTCCCAGTCGGTGCTGTGGATGATTCGGACGCCAGCGAGCTTGTTGCTCGTGTTCTGTGCCGCGTCCACCTCGCCGTGGGAGACGTAGAAGAACAGGAACGTCCCCGTGTTCGTGTTCGAGAAGACGCGACCGTTCTTGTGCGGTTCTTCGGTGGAGCCGTCGTTGACGACGCTGGCGTCAGCGTCGGTCCATGCCGTGACCCCGGAGAGGGTCGTAGCGAGGTCGTCCACGAGCGATGCGAGCGTTCCGGTGGTTTCGGTGAGTAGTGCCATGTCAGGTCCTCCTTAGTCGTAGCGCAGGCCGATTTTGCAGTTGTAGGCTTGCCGGCGTCCGCCGTTCGAGTCGCCGGTTTTCTCGAATCCTCGGTAGGTCGCGGTGTCCACCGTCACGGTGTCGCCGTGGGAGATGCCGTTGCCCCACTCCGCCGGGAGCGCCGCCATGACCTCCGCGACCGGGATTTGCTGGTTCTCCGCCGAGTAGGCCGCTGCGCGGCGGTAGAGGAACGTATTGTCCCCGGGGTGCGGGTTCAAGTATCCCCACTCTCCCTGGCCGATTGCCCCGTTCGTCGCGCCGACGCCGCCGGGGTAGTTCCCCTTGTTGTTCTGCTCGCAGGCGTAGAAGTTCGACCAGCCGAAACTGGTCGTCGGGTAGGGGTTCTCCGGGTCGCAGTTTCCCTCACTGTCGCCGTGCTGGACGCGAGAGGCCGTCACGACCGGCGGCGTTGTGCCGTGAGCGAAGAACTGGTTTTGCAGGTTCTCGTAGATGTAGAACGACGCTTCGCCGGTGCCGTCGTTCCGAACGTCCTCGTCGCTCCAGGCCGCGAGCGTCAGGTGGTGCTGGCCGACGGACCCGAAGTAGCGCACGTCGTCGGTCGGGGAGTGCGACCCGTGCCACAGGCCCGCCGACTGTCCCTTGTCGCCCCAGTTCGCCGTGAACGTCGTGAACGAGTCCTCGCGGCGCTCGTCGCCCGGAACGTCGCCGTTGATGGTGTTGTCGCGGCTGTAGACCGTCGTTTTCTGCGACGGTGCGCCGGGCGAGGCGTCGTTGAAGTTCGTCGTGTCCTTCCGCCACCCGGTAGACCGGATGATTCGGACGCCGTTGATGTTCCCGAGGTACTTGTAGCTGTCGTGGCCCACGTCGCCGTGGCCCTCGGGGTAGAACAGCAGGTACTCGCCGGTCGCGTTGTTCTGTATGACCCGCGAGTTATTCCACCAGTCGCCGGTGGAATTATCGTTGGTGAAGTCTGCGTCCCCTTCGGACCAGAACCCCGTGCCGATGGCCGTATCGGCAATATCGTTTATCATGCTCTGCTGCGTCGCCGTGGTTTCTGCGATAGTCGTCATGGTGTGTTACCTGTATGCGATTAATTCGATTCCGGGCGTTCCAGACGCAGTTTCTGCCTGTTTGACCCACAGGAACGCGGTGTCAATCCCCACGTCGCCGCCGATGACGAAGGGAGATTCCTGGGTCGCGTCGCCCTGGCGGACCTTTATCTCGGGACCGCTGCGGTTCGGGTTGGCGAACGCCACCACTATGTCGTCGGTCGTGCGGATGTTGAGCACCCGAGCGGCGATACCGAAGTCCAGGCGCTCCCAGGACTCCACGTTCTCGACGGCCACGCGCTCCTTCCCGGTAGAGAAGTAGTTGGGCGTGTTGTCGCCGCTCGGTTCGTCGGTCCGCACCTCGTTGTTGACGGTGACGTTCTTCTCTGTCCGGGTGACGGTCTTCCCGAACTCTTTGCCTTCGAGCACGTCCAGCAGACGGCCCAGGCGCTTCACGAGGAGGTCCAGATTGTCCCTCATGCGCCACCTCCGGCGGAGACGCCGATGGACGGCAGGCTGTTCCCTGCGTAGTTGAGCAGGAACCCGACGACCATCATCACGACGAGGAGCTTAATCAGCGTCCCCTGTATGTCGCCACCGAGCAGGCCGCCGTCGCCGCCGTCGCCGCCGTCGCCGCCGCCGTTGTTCGCGCCCGATGCCGGGGCGTTCTCGTTCAACGCCCTCAGCATCTCACGCTTCCGTTCCGGCGGCAGGTCCGACTCCATGATGGACTGGACGGAGCTCGTGTAGTCCTGCTGCTGCGAGGCGATAGCCTCGGCTTGATTGAGGTCCTGCTGTCGCCACACGAGCGCCCCACCGCCGACCAGGCCGGTCCCGGCTGCGGTCGGCTTCCACCACTTCGAGATGGTGCGACTCGCGCCCTCGGCGGTTTCGTCCAGCGTTTTCCGCGCCGCCGGAGCGCCCACCTCGTCCACGAACCGCATGGCCTCCTCTGTGCTACTGCCGATTTCGTCTGCCAGCTTGGTAGCCAGCCCGTACTTTCCCATGTTAGTTACCTCCGTCCTTCTGCGATTGGTAGAGCGCGAAGCCGCCGATGGCGACCGCGCCCAGGGCGACCTTCGTACCGCCCATCTTCTCCACGAGACGCTGCACCTTCTCGGAGGAGGACGAGGTGTTCACACGGGACGCCTCACGCCGGATTGTCTCGGTTCCGGGGTCGTCCCCGGTCGGCGTGCGGCCCTCCGGCACGTCGCCGTTCTCGGCCTGCTGGAAGTACGCACGGAGCGCCTTCGAGAGTGCGTCCGCCGAGTCGAAGACCTGCACCTCGTCTACGACCTCGCCGCCGGACCCGAGGTAGACGGTCGAACCGTCACCGAGCGTGCTGTTAGCGAGGAACTGGGCGCGGTCCTCGGACTGGTGGGACCGGCTGTAAACGTGCCACGGTGCCTCCTCGGACTCCTTCGACCAGTTGCCCCACTCGTTGCTCTCGTCGTCCTGCTCGTCGTCCTGCTCGTCGTCCCCGCCGTTCGACTCGGCCCACGCCTGGAAAGCGGCCCGGGCGTCGTCCTCGTTGGGGTAGTGCGAAAGCTCCGAGAGCATCGTGTTCACCCCGGCGCTCTCCGGGTCGCCGTTCGACTTGAGCGCCTGGAGCGACCCGGACGCCATGCGGATAACGAACCAGCGCCGACGGTCGCCGTTCTGCTGGTCCTGGTAGGCGAGGAGCCACCCCGACCCGAGCAACGACCCTTCCTGTAGGTCGCCCCAGATCGCGCCGGGCCCGTCGCCGCCGCCGTCGCCGTCACCACCGCCACCGCCACCGTCTCCGAAGTAGGTGCTGTCGGCCTCCTGCTTGGAGCCGAACGGCGCGGAGATGGACGGCATTAGGCCGCACCTCCGTTACCGCCAGCGTTCCCTCTCGCCCGCTGCGTGGCCTCATGTAGCGTCTCGGGGGACACCTGGGAGCGGGTCCAATTCCCGTTCTGGTCCAGGATGTAGATGTTCCGGCCCGACGCGCCGACCGTGACGGTGTAGCCCTGGGAGTTCGGGTACGTTCCGTTACTCCCGGTCTTCACCTCCCACAGCACGCCGCCCTCGGTGTGCTTCGAGGTGGGCTGATAGTCCTTCTGCTGGACGAGCGCGTACTGCTCGCCCGTCTTCGGGTCGGTCACTTCGAGGCGGTCGAACGTTCCGAGCGCTTCGAGGAGCGCCCCGCTGGCCAGCACCCCGCCGGTCCCGGCGACCACCTTCCCGGCTTTCGTGCCGAGCATCCGCCGGAGTGCGCCCGCCGACTCGTCGCCGCCTCGCAGCGTCTCGTCGGTCCAGCGGAAAGCCTCGTCGCTGAAGTTCCCGAATCGAATGGTCGCCTCGTCCACCAGGCTGGTGGCCTCGTCGGCACCACGACCGAGGAACCGAGACACGAGGGTCCCGGCCTCGTCGGCCCCGCTGGCCGCGCCGGCGGCGACGTCGGCACCACGACCGAGGAACCGAGACACGAGGGTCCCGGCCTCGTCGGACCCTGCGGGGGCCTCGTCGGACCCTGCGGCGGCCTCGTCGGACCCTGCGGCGGCCTCGTCGGACCCTGCGGGGGCCTCGTCGGACCCTGCGGGGGCCTCGTCGGACCCTGCGGCGGCCTCGTCGGACCCTGCGGGGGCCTCGTCGGACCCTGCGGCGGCCTCGTCGCTGACGCTCGCCGCGTCGTCGGACCCTGCGGCGGCCTCGTCGCTGACGCTCGCCGCGTCGTCGGCACCACGACCGAGGAACCGAGACACGAGGGTCCCGGCCTCGTCGGCCCCGCTGGCCGCGCCGGACGCGCCCTTGAAGCCCGCCAGGCCGGCCTTCCCGACTCCGGCGGTGCCGACCGTGACACCCACGTCGAAGGCGTCCAGGGCCCCGACGGTTCCCTCGGTGCTCCCCTGGTCGATGGAGATACCCGTGGTCCCGCGTAGTGCGGCCTTCGCCGGGTCCGCCAGGAACATGTCCATGCCGCCCTTCACGCCGTCCGTCACGGGGTTGTCCAGGGCGGTGCCGTCGATGGCCCCACCGACCGTGCGGTTCACGTCGCCCGCGAGGTCGGCGGCGGCCTGGCCCTGGTTCTCCGAGTCCACGCCGGTTGCGAACTCGATTCCCGAGCGGGCCGAGTCCTGCACGGAGG